CTTTCGCTATTACAATGTTACTCATGATAGGCCCTTGCGTGATAGAGATCTTAGTATAACAGATGCTGAGGTAGGAGGGGATGAACGAATAGAGAACATAGTAATAGTTGACCCTGCTAAAACAGTAAAACTTCATTCAGCTGAATCAGCTATCATAGGACTAGGAATTGATCTAGCCAACGCAAGAGTCTTTGTTCGAGATATAGTATCTGAAAAGTTCTATCCTGATCAGCTATACGATGCAATCTTTGAAATGGCTGCTAGACTCAATGCTATGGCGATAGGTATTGAGGAAACTTCCCTTAATGAGTTTATCAAGCAGCCTATGAAAAATCAGATGTTTGTTCGTAGACAGTTCCATATCCTTCACTGGCTTAAACCTCGTGGAGGGTTGATGAAGAAGGAAGGGCGGATTAAGGAACTTGTACCTTTCTACCGCCTTGGCTATATTTATCATAACTTAGCCTGCCCTAAGACAGGTGCTCTGGAAAGTCAGTTACTTATGTTTCCTAGGTCTAAACTCTGGGACATAATGGATGCTTTGGCCTACCTCATCCAAATGCTTGAGCTTGGTGGAAGGTATATGATTCCTGACCAGGACCTGTCGAATCCTGAGGCTGAATACAAAGAACTTAAATATGAGCCGCCAGTAGATGATTGGCGACTGTGTTAATTATTTACCATAGGTAATATCTAAATGGCTACACAGAAAGTGTACTTTGGCTCAGTAGGACCTTTTCTCTTTGACGATGCTAGTTTAATCAACGATGTTGATGGAGACTTTGCTGGTGAAGATTATAATGCATTAACAACTGGTGGACAGTTATTAGTAGAAGGAGCACCTACTAATCCTAATAATATAATTAGGTTGCAAGACCTAACTAATATGCTCACGCCTACATTTGCAGACGTGACTGCTGGACGAGCGCTTAATGCAGTATACCAGAATGGTGATTATCTAACATTTACTCAGATATCATTAAGGCTTAGGGAGAATCCTAGTGCTACAACTTTGGCACCTACAACAATAGTTACAACATCAGCACCTACAACAGTATTAACGACTCCGGTTCCTCCAACTTTGGCACCTACAACGATGCCACTGGAAGGAGCTAGAGCTAATTTTCTTGAAGAAGCTGCTAATCCGCCTACTATTATCACAGGCATAGTTGCCAAGGCCCTAGGAGGAAATGAGTATGTAGAATTAACTCTATCAGTAATCATTCCCCCTAATCACTATTTCATGCTTGAAGAAGATCAGCCTTATGTAGAAATACTAAGGTGGATAGAATACAGAATGGGAGTGTAAAATGCCTTATATTGTATCAGGTGATATCACTTTATCAAAAGTAGACTCGGATATCTATAAGGCTGACTATGGATATAAGTATCCTAATGGCCTTGACCTTAAGCCAGGGTCTAAACTTCATACCAAGATAAAAGACCAACTTATGTCCAGAGCTAGGGATTCTCGGAATGAGACCTCAAAGAGATTTCCTAGCTGGAGAAAAATAGATCAGGTGTTGACTACTTATATTCCCTTGAAGGATAAGGAAATACAGATCAAGGAAAAGGATTCTACAAAGCCGGTATCTATTATATTCCCTTATACCTACTCAATGCTGGAGGCATTGCTGACTTATCTTTCCCTTGCCTTCTTTCAAGATCCTATGCTACAGTACGAGGGAACAGGCCCTGAAGATGTACAAGGTGCTATGCTTATGGAGTTGGTAATTAGACTTCATTGCTATAAGTCAAAAGTTCCGCTAGCTGTTCATACTGCCCTAAGGGACTCACTGAGTTATGGCATAGGACTATCCACTCCTGCCTGGACAGTCACTCGTGGACGTAGGCCTGTTAGGTCATCTATTATTACTCAAAGTGATATGGGCCAGAGCTCTGAGCAGCAAATAGAATGGATAGACGATGTTATCTTTGAGGGAAACAGACTGGATAGCATTGATCCTTATATGTGGTTCCCTGATCCTTCAGTAAGTAGCGACAAGGTACAAGATGGGGAGTTCGTAGGCTGGATGGTTAGGGATAACTATATGAATACCTTGAGTGATGAACAGAGCTCACCATAAGAGATGTTTAATACTAAATATCTCAAGCATGTGAAAGATAGGAGATCAACTTTCTCAGTTGATGAGTCTGATCGGGAACTTAAGTTTAAGAAAACTAGTCCTCCAGTCGTAAGTTCCTTATCACCGGTTGATAAGCTCTATATGTACGTCAACCTAATCCCTAAAGACTGGGAACTAGGCCCTGGTGAATATCCAGAGAAATGGATGTTCTGTCTCGCATCTGATGAGGTAATCCTTCAAGCTCAGAAGTCCAACCTCGCTCACGGAATGTATCCTGTGAGTGTAGCTAGTCCTGAGTTTGATGGATATAGTCCTACGCCTATTGGCAGGATTGAGATTCTATCTGGGCTACAAGAAACCCTTGATTGGCTATTCAACTCACACACCGCTAACGTTCGGAAGGCCATCAACGATATGTTTGTAGTTGATCCTTACCTTGTAAACATAGAGGATATTAAAGATCCTAAACCAGGTAAACTCATTCGTCTACGTCGTCCTGCGTGGGGAAAGGGAGTTGATAAAGTAGTCCAGCAGTTTCCTGTAACTGACATAACTCGACAGAACATTGCTGATTCTGCCTACATCACCCAGTGGATGGATCGTATCTCAGGTGCTGATCAGTCTATGTCTGGCGCTCAACGTCAAGGTGGGCCGGAGCGATTGACTAAGGGTGAATTCCAAGGAACCCGTGGAAGTGCAATTAGCCGCCTACAACGTCTTGCTATGATCATAGGTATGCAGTATATACAGGACATAGGGACAATGTTTGCTGTGCATACACAGCAGTTTATGTCAAAAGAAGTTTATGTAAAGGCTATAGGTAGAAATGCTGAATCTTTAATTAGTACCTTTGGCCAGAAAGATCGTATCCCTGTGTCAATTTATGACTTAGCTATTAATTATGATACTATAGTAAGGGATGGCTCGATACCTGGAGGTAACTTCAGTGATGCCTGGTTACAGTTGTTCCAGACTATAGGTACCAACCCAGAACTTAATCAACAGTTTGATGTTACTCGAATCTTTATGTATATAGCTCAGCAACTCGGAGCGAAGAATGTAGAGGACTTCAAACGCAATGTGAATAGAATCAATCCAACTGTCATGCCTGATGAGCAGGTTGCTAAGGAAGTTCAAGCAGGTAATATGATTCCTACTAATGAGGCCTTCTAATGAGATATAGAGAGATGAAACTTAGGGTTACTAAAGACTCCATTGAGGAATTCAAGGACTCTGTTTTATGGAAGGATATGAAGCGAGAACTCGGAGTATGGAAAAAGATGGCTGGGGATGAACTAATATCTCTTGCTCAAGGGTGTTCGGGTATAGAGGACTTAACTCAAGTGGCTCGAATCGGAGGAAGGATAGAAGCCATAAACTATATGTTGGAGATGCCTGATATCTTCCTACAGGAGATAAACGATGCTAGACGTAACGAAACCGACTGATCAGGAGCATGTAGCTCAGCTGCCTTACTGGATTAGGCAGACGAGAACTGCACTCAATGCTATCCAGGCATTAGATAGTAACATCGAAGTTACTGATGTACCTCTACTGGCTGGAACTACTGGCTTAATAATTCCTACTCATTTGACAGTGGCTCTTATTGAGGTGGTAACTATAGACTCCACTGGTATAAGTAATATAGCTACTATCCAAAATGGAGTTCATGGGCAGATTAAGATCTTCATCTTCAAGGATAATAATATCGATATTGTAGATGGAGCGAAAAATGCTAGTGGTAATTTCTACCTCAATCAGCTTCCTGTTGGATCTAGTCTCGAAGCTGCTATCGACGATGTTCTGGCTGTAGTGAACATCAACGGTGATGGTGGAGCTACTACCCACGGGTATTGGAAGGAACTCTGGCGACAAATTTCTGTTAAATAAAAGGAGAATGTATGGACGGATTAGTAGATGAAATTAAAGCGATGAATGAGTTGGAGCCTAAGGAAGAAGTAAGTACTAATGCTCCTTCCACAGAATCTCCAGGGACTACTAGTCCTACTACACAGAGTCCTGGAACAGAGGCTCCTACCACAGAGGCTCCTCTTGATCCCTATGAGACACTCACTCAGCGCTTAGCTGAACTTGAAGGAAGGTTAGCAGAGGCTACTAAGAAAAAGCCTGCTACTGAGGCTCCTTCAACTGAGGCT